CTCGGCGGTTGTACAGTCTAGTTTCAAAGAATTAGCGTGTCCTCCTCCTCCACTACCGTCTTGAGTAGTCGTAAATCTAGCTTGTACAGAACCAGCTTCTTGAAACCAAAATTGATCTACAGCCGTGTAAGCGTTGTACTGACCTGTTTGTGTTCCACGCTGACTAACATTTGCGCCACCATTAGTTACAAGATTCTTACCAATCTGACTTACAGTACTATCTAACCCACTAGCACCAATTGTTGAAATTGCCATTATCTATACCTCCTACGGCGCATCTGGAAAAACAATTTTCGTAGGGTCTGAGTTTGTTGCTGGCAAATCCCTAAGTTTTTTTCGGTATGCTTTTTGAGCATCAGTCATTGTGACATCGGTTCCTGCTTGCCAGTCGGTGTCTTTTAGAAGAGCGTTCCGCTTTGCTCTCAGCGTTGTCCACTCCTCTGAATCATAGCGAGACTTGAGCCATTTGTGCGTGCGGAGATCGACCGCATCGATATCGACTTCTTCGTAGACCGTGGCTGCGTCTGGGTAAGACTTCGCCTTTGTCTTCTGACCTGTGTCAGCGTCGTACTCGGCTGGAGTCGCTGCTGCTTCCATCAACTTTGCGATGGTGGCCGATGGATTGAGGGACTGAATGACCTCACCCTTGGCGGTGACGATGCGATTATTCATTTTCCAATTCCCCAAATGCTGAGACGCAAATTATGGCAGCGTCGTTGCGTGATCCCGCGTGCGTTTCAACAGCCAATGCTACTGAACCCGTTGTCAGTGCTGATGAACCGTTAAATGCTGCTGCGCCAACATTTGCTGACACCTGAACAACATACTTTGTTGTCTTAAATGGCACGGCCCAATTTACAGTGTAATCGCCTGTTCCATTGTCTGTTAGGCTTTCAACATTGTAACTAGCATTAATTGCTATCGTTCCAGAGCCGTTAAACCGCACCCACGCCTTAGCTTTACTCAGATCAACACCAGCAGGCAGATCAGCCGACAGAGATCGGACCATCTCGTTCACTTGGCGTTGGTCGGTGGCCGGTGTAGATGCGAACAGGTTGGCGTTATTGATCTCCGCTACCGCATCACCCCACAGCAAGCCGTGCTCGAAAGTGGAACCACCAGTTGCCACCGTTCGCTCAGTCTCGATAGCAAGCCCGTTAAAGATTTCTTGGCTGTCCGTTTGAGTGACGATGAACTTGCCCGTCAGAGGATCAACAGCAGCGTCTAAGACAATGTCCGTGCTTCCTGATTGCAGAAGGCACTTAGCATTAGCCAAATAAAGAGGACGCTCGTCCCTGTACATGCGAAGCATGTAAGACTCGGAAACGAACGCGCTGCTTGCCATAAACCTCAGTAGGCTTAACGAACCGCCCCAAGGTACGGACGAACCGTTGGCTGCAACACCAATGTGCAGTACCGCCGATGTGTTTGTGACGCTGCCTATGTCTGTGTTTGTCGCCGTGCCTTCCAAAATTCCATCGACATAGAGCTTGCCTGTCTTTGAGACGCCGTCAAAAGTCATCGAAACTAAATGCCATTCGCCGTCGCCTAGATGAGAAGTCCCATTAACTGTTATTGAATACGATCCGCTCGATACGAAAAATCGGCCTACGTTGGTTGAGCCAGAAACTAATTCAAAATAGAACCGCGCACCGCTCAAGTCAGCTTGAGCGTAGTACTCGTCGTTTTGATCCAACAGAATAAAGAGAAACCTGAAGTGCCAACGTCGAAAGCGCCGTCGTCGAGGTCCAAGTTGTTTGAAGAACTCCAACCACTATAAGCCTTTAATTCAGCACCCGAGGCTACGACAGCTTCAGTAATAGTACCGTTCTTCGTCAACGTGTGTGAGTTGCCACTTCGGTCAGCCGTGTCTGAATTTGCTAGTGCAGAAAGAACGCAACTCTGGCCTAGATATCCAGTCGTAAAGGTTCGAGTGACGTAGCCCCCGAAGGCGCTGCCGGGTTGCGAACCGTGTGTATAGCCGTAGTTCAAGCCAGCATCTGTCGCGGTAACAATTTTTCCGTCTGGGCCAAGGCTGATTGAGTTCGCGTCCCCTTGCGCTCCAGTGAAAGTCGGCCCCGCACCACCACTGCCGTCAAAGAAAATTGACGTACTCCAATCGTCAGCAAGGATTTGATAGATCGGAACATCAGATTTTCTGCCGTAATCAGAACTGTTATTGGTGGTGTAGACATGGCCGAACGCATCAATGGCGGTAACATTGTCGGTCGCGGTTCCCTCGGTTTTGTTGTAGACCACGTTGTTGTTCAAAATGCCGCACTCGTCGGCGGATGCGCCATACGTCCATGAAATAAATGGCACCAATCCACCAGTATTCGGATCGTATGGTGATCCGGTGTCAGGCATTTGGATAGCGACATCAAAAACATTGTTGTCTGCTAAGGTTGGTGCGGTAGATGTGCTTAAAGTTTTTAGAGGGCCTTCCGTGCACTCCGCCCAAGCACCTGTATGCGGATGAACGATGTGAAAGCCTTGGTCAGATGTGCCGACAATGAGATAGCCCATGCTTGCTGCGATGCTGGTCGGTGTGGCACCCGACAGCGTTAGCGTTGCCAACGGGGTTGCACCAGTAAGGGTGCCACCAGTCAAATCCCAGATGTTTACTTGCGCGTCACTGCCAGAAGTCTCGACGGCTGCAAGCATCAAGCTAGTCCAGACAGTGGCTTTGCTAAACTTGCCGTTCCAACTTTGACCATCAACGGATGGACCTACCAAACATGAATCGACAAAGTTAGCGTTGGTTTCAATAATGCCGCTAACAGCGGGAAGGTTAATGGTGTTAGTTGCAAGAGTCGTAAGTGTTGCAATTTTATCTGTAGTCACAGCATCGTCTGCAATGTCAGCAGTAGCAATAGTACCATCTTCAATCTGTGCGCTAGACAACGGCGCTCTAGCAGGTGTTGACCCTAAGTATGCCATTAGGTAATCTCCATAACCGACAGGATAATATCCGTAGCCCCACTTCCAGTTAAGCTTAGAGTATCAGTAGCTTCCATAACCACCTTATTACCCGCAAGCAATTCAAGAGAACTTCCAACTGGTATAGGCGCATTCGTAACTAGCTCAACAGTTTGGTTGGCTTCGTCGTTAGCTCCTGATCTGTTTCCTGTATCAGATGTAAGTGTAACCGTTGCAGTAGTAGCACCACTCGTAGTGTTTCCTAGCATAATTCCTAGAAGAACTGAGGTAGTACTTCCTGCAACTGTGTAGATTACATCAGCAGATGTTACTCCCGCCTTTGTAATAACCTTAAAAGTATTAGCCATTATTTATTCCTCTATATCAGCCCAAAGCAATCGCAAGAGCAGTTGCCGAAGCATCAGTAACTTCTGCAATAACACTTACGTCCATACGTTTAATTGTACCAGCATCACTCACTAGTATTTCATCTGTAGTTGCCAAACCAGAAGCTAGTTCTGTTTGACCTGAGATAATGTTGTTGTTAAGCATTCCACTCTCAACAGCAGAACTTGCAATCGTTACTGCACCGGACGATGAGATACCAACGTCACCACTTACTGCAACAGGATTGTAGTTTGTTCCATCAGCAACCAGAATGTGACCGCTGGTATTTGTAGCCATGAACAAGTCATCGCCAGAGATTGTTAAATCACCTGCAAGTGTAGCATTTGCGCCACTAAATGTCAAGGCTGTAGTTGTACCTGATTTAAGAACTAGCTCACCACTAGAATTAGTAGCAGAACCAAATGTAGTAGTAGCTTCCTTAAAGAAGATATCACCACCACCAGCGTTAAGATCAATATCTCCTGCTGAGTCCAGTGTAATGGTTGTGCCATCAGCTTCAAACGTACCATCTGCTGTAATTGTGATGTTACCATTTGCTCCATCAGCATCAGTAGTTACAATGCTAAGAGTACCAGCAGCACCCGCCGTAAACACAACAGTGTCACTAGTATCGCCCGTCATGGTAATGACTTTGCCGTTAACAGCTACATCATCAACTGTAAGAGCAGTCAGCGTACCAAGACTTGTAATATTAGTTTGAGCAGCGCCTGTAACAGTAGCAGCCGTGCCACTTACGTTACCCGTCACGTTACCAGTTAGCGCACCAACAAACCCTGTAGCTGTAACTGCACCCGTGCTTGGGTTGTAAGTCAGTGTCCCATCTGACTCTAGCCCCAGATTGCCACCATCTACGTCACCGCCAGCAGTAAAGACAAGAGCATTGTTTTCGTCTGTAGACTCATTATCTGTGATGGTAACAGTCGTTGCAACTGTAGCAACATCTGCTGTGCCAGTAACATCACCTGTGACATTACCAGTCAATGCTCCAATAAACCCAGTTGCAGTGATTTTGCCCGTGCTTGGGTTGTACGTTAGCGTACCATCAGACTCTAGACCTATGTTGCCCCCGTCAACATCTCCACCAGCAGTAAAGATAAGCGCGTTATCTTCGTTGGTAGACTCGTTGTCGGTAATTGTTACGGTAGTAGCAACTGTAGCTACATCGGCTGTACCAGTAACATCACCAGTCAAATCACCAATAAATCCTGTGGCTGTTACTTTGCCCGTGCTGGGATTATACGTAAGAGTTCCATCTGACTCTAGTCCTAGATTACCGCCATCAACATCACCACCGGCTGTAAAGATAAGAGCGTTGTTCTCATTCGTTGACTCGTTGTCTGTGATAGTTACAGTAGTGGCAACGGTAGCAACGGCGGAAGTTCCGCTATAGCCACTTGAGGTTATCGTACCAAGTGAAACCCCACCATCAGCAAAGGTAATTGTGCCACTATCTGCATCAATGGTAATGCCACCACCAGCATCAAGTGTAAGCACAGCAGAAGACGAAACAGTTAGGTCACTACCGTCGCCCTCAATCTTTTCGCCATCATCACCAAAGGTCAACCCAATGTTTGCAGGGATGTTAATATCAGCGCCAGATACAAGATTTAAGTCTGTACCGTCGCCATGAATATACTCACCACCCTCGTCATTAAAGTACAGACGCTTTGTGCCATCTACAACAATGTCATCACTAAACTTGAAATGGTCTTCGTCTTCCATCCAAGTAAGCACACCATCGCTTGTCTCACCATCAAAGGTTACAACAATGTCTGCACCAGCAGAGCCATCACCAATAGTAATTGCAGCACCAAGTAGCTTAGTTACGTTACCGCCTTCAGCAGTTGTGCCATCATGTGAGTGACCTGTTGATGCGGTAAACGCACTAACAATGTCGTTAAACTCATTGTTAAAGTCAGCAGCTTCAATAACTTCGCCAGTGGCTATTTCAGTGGTACTACGTCTTACGTAACCTGTACCCATTATCGTCTTCCTCCAGATGTAAACTCAAACTGATATGAATTAAGCGTAAAAGGTCTATTTGAACTATTGTGATTTATCTTTGTTGCAACAAGAAAACCAGAACCTTCAATAGACTGTCTAAAAATAGGCGCACCACTTGAACCATAAACTGCACTTCCATAAGTGCTGGCTGCACTACCAAAAAGAGCTATGCCTCCCGGTGATGTAATGTCTAGTTTAGCAGGTTGAGGAACATTAATAGAGTCTGAGTCATATCTAATTCTTAACTCAGCAGCAATTGTACCTTCTACTTCATAGTTAAGAATTACACGTTGCATTATTTTTCTTAAACCAGCATCACCTAAAGATAAATCTGGTGAGCGGTAAAAAGCTACAATATTTTCCCCGTCAAATGTAAATACAGTACTGCTTTCTTGCTGCCTTACGTATCCATCAAAACCACCTTCAACTATAACTTCTATGTTACTAATAAAATCAGAATCAAGTGAAGCAGGTTTTATACCTTTTATATCTGCCCACTCAAAACCCAAAGCATTTTGTACATTTCTTTTAAGTGTCCCTAAAACACCACGAACAGAAAGCACATTTTCACTAGCAGAAGTAGGATAGAAAATACGATACTGACTTTTACCACGAATAACAGTAGAAGTAATGTTAGCTCTATTAGCAACAACACTTTGCATACGTTGTTGTATAGGCTTTGAAATAGTTCCTAACTCAACGTCACCAATTCTTTCTGTTGCAGCAATTGTTCTTAATCCATCAAGAGATAGAAAGATTAAGTCACCACCAAGTTCTTGAACTGAAAACCCATCAGCACAACCCAGTGTTCTAGTAACTGGTTGTATTTGAAAGTCTGCAACACTAGTACCTACTAGCTTGTATATTTTATCCAGACCAAAAATGTACAGTGTATCACGAAACACTTTTAACGCTGTAACATTTGTGTCAACTCTAACCGACCCTGCGCCGTTTGCTACAGTAAAATCTGTTTCAGCAAAAGGCGCACTAAACACAACCTCTTGCGGGTTAGTTGACATACCTGCAAAAAATACATGATCTCTAAACACTGCAACAGAAGCAGGATCAGAAGGTGCTCCTGAAGTGTTAATTAATGTATAGGTACTTCCATCATACGTTGCAGCTTGATTGACATCATCAACCATAATAAGCTTATTAGTATTATTAAAGTTAAACGTGTCAAACTTATAACGACCAGCAGAAGTACGAGTACCTATAGTAGACCAACCATCGTTGGTGCTAAACCTTACTAAATTTCCTGCTGCTGCTACGACACCATTGTTAAATATCTTAACACCAATAACAGCACTATCGCCGTTAACTTGATTAGTGTCCCACTTTGTTGATCCGCTAAGTCTACGGTATCCACCATTAACTGAAGGTTCAAAGTTTTGCAGTTCTACTGCAGCACCGGGAGGTATACTAAAGTCATCTTGGTCAAGGATTAATCCTCCACCTAAAGATACAGTAACTGGTGAAATTGAAGCAGTATCTGGCATAGCTAACCTTGTGGCCTTAATAATTCTTCAATAAACACAGAAACCATTGCGTCGTTTGCGGCCCCTGCTTGTGCTTTTAGTATGTCACCAGACTCTAGTACTATTTGCGCGTCATTAAATCTGAGGTAACTATCTGCAGCAACACTTTTTGTGCTTAAGAGTGAGTACGTAGCACTAGCACTTGTGTCTGTCCAGCTAAGTGTAATATCTACTGCAGCAGAACCATCTACATTAGTAATAAAAATTTCTCGTACAATAGCAGTAAAGTTAGTAGGACAAGTGTATATATTAGTTAAGTCTGTACTAGTTAAACTAACCCCTGTATTTTTAAATCGGCCCATTAGCCTACTTCCTACTAAAGACTAGTAGCACTGAACCCAGAGGACAGTGCAGACGAGGTAATATAAGTAGACCTCACATAATCATTACGATTAATTAATAGCGTTTGCATATTTTTAATACCGTCATTAAACAGTGCAAAGCTTCTTTCATATAGCGGTGTTTCTCCTCTAAAGAAATACATATATGCAATAGAGCCATCTATAATAATATGTTTGAATCTGTCAGGAATAGTAGTTGTGTCACTGTGTGCGCTAAGATCAGCAGAAGGAAAAGTGTAGTAATCAAAGGTTAAAGCATACGTTTTATTAGGGTATGGACTTAACCCGTAACTATCATTTGGTCCTCTAAACACAAACTGTGGAACACTGCCTGAACTAAACTGTGCTACCGTTGTGCCACTGTCATGCGATGCCGCAGTACTACTGCTTGCTCCACGACTAGCTCCGGTAAATGTAGTAGAAGTAACACCTGTATATGTAATACTTTCTGAACCAATAACAATGGTGCCTGTACTACTAAAATCTGCAGTACTTGCTACAGGAATAGTATCATCATCAGCATCAATGCCACTAGATAGTGTAGTTGTTTCAGATAAATCTTCTTGACTACTTCTATTTTCTAAATAATCTTTATAAACAATGTTGCTTAAATACGTACTAGATGCGCCTAAGTCACTATCTTTACGAATACGAAAAGAATCAAAATCAATTGTTTTAGTGTTAGTAGGCGCAGTATACCTTGTAACCCCTGCTACTAGTGTAACATTGGCTTCAGCATGATTAAACGGCCAGCCAAACTCTCGTTGATTAATATAACGAATAGCCTGATTGACCGCATTTTTAGCTTGGGTCTGTACTCCTCGTGAGTCACTAAATGTAGATGCTGTAAGCTCAACTTCATTTAGCCTAACAAGAGTGTCATTAACATACGTTAAAAAAGTATTTGCCATATATCTTACCCAAACAAAATAAAGCATGGAGAGATGCCGAAGCACCTCCCCACACAATATTTACTTATGCAAGTTGATCACGATCAACTTCAGTAGCTGTATCTGCAACACCGTTGAGATCACAGCAAACAGCATACACACGAAGTACGCCTGACGTTACATCATTAGATGAAGCAATAAACTTCACATCAATGGTGTCAGTTGTACTCACAAAGTGAGTGTACGTAGTAGCGGAAGGCTCATTAGCCCCACCGTTAGTTCCTGAAGCAAGGTAACCTGCAGTAGCAACATCTCCACCATCAACAATGTCATCGCCAGCAGCGAAGTCAATGTCAACAGTAGGAGAAGTACCATCACAGACAGTAAGAACTTCCGCACCAGCAGCAATAACGACTGTGCCAGCAGGAATTTCTAGTACTTGGAAGATGTCACCATTCGTAACTGCAGAAAAAGTTCCAGCAGCAACAAGCTTAGTAATGTCTAGAATAGCTTCAACCAAGTAAGACTGATTACGTACATCAGGTAGAATAGCGAGCGAGTCCGAATCAACACCTACGGTTGATTTAGCGGTCATATCAAAAGTTGCCATGATTTATACCCCTACGCTACGTTATATTTAGCAGTGACAAGTGCCTCTGGGCGTAGAATCTTACGACCATAGAGGTGCATGCCACGAACAATGTCAGCAAAGCTGTCTGGATCACGATAAGTTTCCGTCTTCATAATTTGACTGGCAGAAGCTGCAGCCGAAGAATGACCACCAACAATAACGCCGTAGTTACTGTTTTGGTTAGCCGTACCAGAAGTGTCTGGGCCGGTACCAACCGAAGGCAGGTTGTTAGAAACGTATACCTTGAAACCATAGAAGTTGTTAATCGTCAAACCGTTACGCATTCCACCTGACTCACCGAAGTCACTGTTAAACAGACGACTATCTTCGTCCATTAGAACTTCCATAAAGGTAGGATGAACAACCAACCAACGATTGTCCTTGTCAACAAACTGCGTGTCAAGGAGTCGGGACATACGAGCAACAACCATTGCTGGTGAAGCCGTAGCGGTTGGAAGTGCGCTTGCGCCGGGAAGACGAGCAGCAAGAGGAATAGAATGGTCATCAGCCGAAGCCGTGGTGATGTTGCCAAAGCTACCCTTCTTAAGCTTCATTGTCGATAGAAGCTCGTCAGTACCAGCAGTGCTAACAGCAATAGAACCAGATACAGTATCGTTAACTGCGCTGGAAACTGCACTGATACTAGCCTGTTTGAAGCCAGCCATATAACCTAGGGCTTCAGCATCAAACTGGTCACGAAGACGATAACCTGCACGATCTGCCGCCATTTGCTGGAAGTTTACGTGCGAGTGTGCTTCCTCAATGTCGTCAACCTTAAACGCAAAGTAGTTAGCTTGATCTACAACTAGCGTAAAGTCTTCGTCGTCAAGGTCTTGAGGAGAAATCTGTGCGCCACGTGCATATGACTTGACGGTGATTTCCGGTTCTTTGATGATACGAACAGTGTCACCAAAGTTAGAGATATCACCAAAGTAATCGTTATTGCTGATATCCTCTACAACTGATCCCTTACGGAATGCAAGCTGTACTTGTTTGGAATAAATGACAGGGCTGAAATTGCCATTTGGTAGACTATTATACCCTGCCGCAGTTCTAAAAGCCATGATATTCTCCATAGCGTTAAAACACGATGCGATAAATCGCTAGTCTTTCGACTATATGTAGTTAGGGTATAACTTTTGAGGGCTAGATTCTTGGGTAAAAGTGTAGAGGATCAATCTACTCTCGGCCAATCATAACTAGGTAAACTAAAAGTCACAGTATAAACACTTAGAGTATCACAATAATGTGGGTCTTTGTGTTGTTATAGACACCATTATAAGTAAAAAATGCCTATTTGTCAAGCAAAAATTTGCCTAACGTGCCGCACCGGAAAGATCATAGATAAAGTTACCGGCACGAATTGCTTCCATAATTGTGTCTGCATTCTCTTCATATTGTTGAGAAGACATTTTTTGAACATCTGACTCACGAAGCACATCACTATCACCACTTTCCTTGGGTGCTGTCTTTGCACTTTTAGAAGCAATAGAAGTAGCAGCTTCTTTTTTAGCATTCTTCTTAGGTTTAGCTTTTTCTGCAGATACACCCATATCTGCCTTGTATAAGTCAATTGCGCGTGATGCTGAGAACGCATCATCTTCATTGTCATACAGTGCAGTCTGTACCCACTTAGGTTGGGACTCTACCCACTCATGAAAGCTATCCTCTTCACGAATAGTTTCAAAGTCTGGCTGTAGCCTAATAAGTTCCGCTTCAGCTTTTTCTTTACGTGCATCTCCTTGAAGCTTCTCAATCTCTTCAAGTTTTTTATTTACAGAATTAGACCGCTCATCTGCCTTTTTAATTGCTATAGTCTCAATTACTGCCGCAATATCGGGATACTCTTGTACCCAAGCATTAAGCTCGTCTTCTGTTTTAGGCAACTGCATCTGCGTCTTAGCAGTTTCTTCTAGCTGTGCCTCTAGTTTAGATACACGATTTTCAAATTCTTCTTTTTGCTTTTGTGAAAATCTACGAAGATCACCGTAGCGTTTCTTAAAAGTTCTTTCTTCAGCAGAGGTTTCTAGTAATTCATCTTGTTCTTTTACTAGCTCCTCACGAGCCTCATCTTTTTGTTCTTCTTCTTCTACTTGGCTCTTAAGTGCTTCTAACTCTTTTTCTTCATCTTCTACTGTTTTGCGGTACTGATGCTTGTTAGCAAAGCCCACTTTCTTTTCAGGTTGTGGATCAGCTACAATTGTTTCAGACATTATCTTTCCTTTTGGACTGGGGCCACCGTAGTCTACTGTTTAGTAGAGGGATAGGGTAAGCCAGCAAATGGGACTACTTACTTGAGGCGAGTCCCTTACCTCTAGGTTTACGTGTTTTCTTTTTAATAAAGCCACCTTCAGCCCTACCTACACC